AGGGTTGACATATGAAAGTAACTATGAAAGAACTACCTCATGGCAAATGGGTAGTCTATGATGATCAAGGAAAACTAGTCATCATGTCGAGAGACAAAAGAATTTGCCTTAACCAAATAAAAAACTTAACCTCGAAAGGAAAAACAAATGATTGATTATTCTACACACACTGAGCACTACAGCAGAGCAGACAACTTTACTTACAACTACAAGGTGATTGATGATGCAATCTCTGAGTGCTACAACAAGGGCTTCACAATACAACAGATTGCTGATGCTTTACGTGAGCCATTCAGCAGGGTTGCTTATCGTATATCACTACTACAATCAAAAGGTATTGTTGACTACAAACTAAATACTACACGTGCTCACTTGACACGAACTTACTTCAAGCTTAGAAAAGATTTACAAGAAGTAGAAACTAAACTTAAAGGATAAGTATGAAAGATACACAAGCTAAGGGTACAGCTAAGGTTGTACCCATTGACCAGTACTACTATGATCTATCAAGGATCATTGATGATGCTGAATGGATGGGTGAGGATGAGACAGTAGCCTTGTTCTTACCTGAGAAGGAACAAATAAAACAACAGATGGATGATGGAGAGCTTTGGTATCCTAACTTCTAATAGTACCCTGTCTAACGACAGCCCTATTATACCAAGGTTTTCTGATTTGTCAAGGAGAAAATGAACTATGGAAATAATAATTGATTGCGGTGATAAAGAACTAGCAAAGGCTATAGCTGATAAACTATCTGAGGATACAGGCGTAGCCAGAGATAAATTTAAGGAGAATACAGATGAAACTATACAAGAACAGCAACGGAGTGTGGGCAGGAACACAAGCTGACGCACGTAAGTATTGTGGCAAGGACTACAGCACTGTGGATGTACCAACTGACAAGCCTAACTTGCTAGGGTTTCTTAACCTCAATCAGGTAGGTAGTCTAGCCAGTAGTCCTACCTTGGAAGAGGTAAGAACTGGTGAGTCTAACCATGAAGCGATGTCTTGGTTCAGATGGGCGCATGACTGTATGCTACGAGGTCAATATAAAGATGCAGAAGCAATGATATATAAGGGATTAAAAGATGATGTGGATACTAGTGTGGATGCAACTAGTGACTAGCCAAGGTGTAGAACACTATCAACTAGGCACGTTCACCAAAGAAACAGACTGTCAGGTAGCACTGAAGAAAGCTGTCATACTTGTCAGCACCAGTTCAGAGATGCTTGCCTGTCTAGAAGTGGACACAAGACAATGAAAGTAACATACATAGAACACATGGGTTCAGACCTGTCAGTTGTCAATGCAGCTAGGGTTAGCTTTGGTAAGCAATCAGAATTGGTATGTATTGATAGACAGAAAGGTCAGTACATACTAAAAGAAAAGGATGTAAAGCTGATACGTTACCTAGCCGAGCACCAACACAAGTCACCATTCAACCATGCGTTTGCTACGTTCCATGTCAAGGCTCCCATCTTTGTAGCTAGACAGCTACAGAAGCATGAGTACATGCCTTGGAATGAGATAAGCAGACGATACGTAGATAGTGAGCCTGAGTTCTATGAACCTGTCGTATGGCGTGGACGTAGTGAAGACAAGAAGCAAGGCAGTTATGGTATCGTAGATTTAAAGACTAAACCAACGCATCAGTATGCTCTACAAACTTATCATAACTTATTGTCTGATGGTGTAGCACCAGAGCAAGCACGTATGGTACTGCCTCAGAGTATGTACACTGAGTGGTACTGGAGTGGATCACTGTATGCTTTCTCTAAGATGTGTAGCTTACGATTAAAGAACGATGCACAATTAGAAACACAAGTAATAGCTAAACAAATAAGTAGTGTAATGAAAGATCTATATCCTTTTTCATGGAAAGCTTTAGGAGAAACAAATGTTACCTGATGAAATGGAAGCTGAGAAAAACAGAAAGATAATCCTAGCTCAGGCTGATGAGATAGAAATACTCAAGAAGAATGTGCGTGACTTGCAAGGTCAACTCAACTCAGCAAACATACACGTTAAAAACTTGGTAAAAAATATCACTGACCTCAAAGGTAGCGAGTGCTTCTGTGGTCTAGCAGATGAACCAGTGATGGCAACAGAGGAGATATGATATGTACATAAACGATACAACAAGACAAATGATAAGAGAGATTGTTGTGGAGTTGTTTCAAGAAACACTACAACCAAATCCAGATGCTAACAAACAAGTGATACAACTTACTGATACTTTAGATGACATAATAAAGAATAAGGTTGACAATTATAAAGTAGAAGTGTATGGGGTAAGCCTGAAGGAGTATTAAAGTGATGGATATTTTTGTTCTAGTTATAAGCTTATGGGGTAACAATGGAACTGACTGGGTTTACGTAGGTAATCAGTACGTAATGAAAGAACAGTTTACCCTTGAGCAATGCCAAGAGATAGCTAAGGAATCTACTTGGAGAAAGTTTAAGACTAACCCATACTATGACTTACAGTTTGATTGTTACAGCATAGGAGAACCTAAGTATGACTTGGATTAGTCACAAAGAATGTCCTGCTGCTGATTGTGATAGCAGTGATGCGTTCTCATACAACTCAGAAACTATGGCAGGTAAGTGTCATTCTTGCAACAGGTCTTACCCAAAGCAGATGCGAGACCTTGACAACTGGGCAGAAGAAGAGTATCCAACTTATAAACACAACAAGGAATCTTGGGATATGCAACAAGAACAACAGTCAAATGTTACAGAGTTTGTCAAGCCTGTACACATGGGCTATCGAGGTATCACCAAAGAAACTATGGAGTTCTACGACTGTAAGACTTTCATAGATGGCAAGGGTGAACCAGTAAAACAAGAGTACATCTACCCTTCGGGTGGTGTAAAGATAAGACAACTACCAAAGACATTCAGTGCTAGGAACCTAAAGACTGATGAGTTGTTTGGCATGAACCTATGGAACAGTGGTACAAGTAAGATCATTACTGTCACAGAGGGTGAGCTAGATGCTATGTCAGCCTATCAAATGATATACAATCCTAAGTTTGACAACCCTGTTGTGTCATTGCCATCGTCAACACCATCGCACAAGCTTTGGGAAAAGATAAATAAGTTCCTTAGTTCCTTCGATAAGATAATACTATCTATAGAACACGATGACCAAGGCAATGCAGTAGCTGCAAAGATAGCAAGCTTGTACCCTAACAAGGTCTATCGCATGGAGCTTGACAAGTACAAGGATGCCAATGAGTTCTTACAAGAGGGTGAGGCTAAGACATTCAAGTCAGCATGGTTCAATGCTAGGAAGTATACACCTGCTAACATACTGAATACACCTGATCAATTCCTTAGCTTGTACAACAAGTCAGAGAACCACATCTATGTGGAGACAGGTGTGCAGGAGTTCGATGAGATGTGTCTAGGCTTGATGCAAGGACACTTCACCCTGTTCAAGGCACAGACAGGCATAGGTAAGACAGAGTTCATGCGTTACCTTGAGTACAGGATACTCAGTCAATACCCTGACATCAAGATAGCTACGTGGCACATGGAAGAGACTAAGCTACGGTCTATACTTGGCTTGGTATCCTATGAGGTAGGTGATAACCTTACACGTAAGGACTTGATCGAGGACAAGGATGCAGACAGTCTGGTACAAGAAGCTATCACCAAGCTAACCAAGGATGAGAGACTATACCAGTTCTTCCTCAATGATGAGGATAACCCATTGGACTTGCTCACACAGATCAGGTATCTGTCTCAGGCTTGTGATGTTAACTACATATTCTTTGAGCCTATACAGGACATCTCAGCCAACTCAGGTAGTGAGGATGGCAAGGAGCAGTTCCTAGCTGACCTGTCAGTCAGGTTGTCTAAGCTTGCGGCAGAGCTAGGTGTAGGTATAGTTACCATTGGACACACTAACGATGACGGTCAAGTAAAGTACTGTCGTATGATTGAGCAACGTGCCTCAGTTGTAGTTGATCTACAGCGTGACAAGATGTCAGAGGACAAGGAAGAAAGGAACACAACTAGACTACTAGTGACAAAGAATAGGCCAGTAGGCCCGACAGGATACGCAGGACAAGTAGAGTTCGATCCTGATTCGTTTACATTAAAGGAGAAGTATGCAGTACATTGATCCATATGCTGCCTTTGCAGCAGTAATATATTTCTTTGGCGTGTTCTTGTATTACGTACACGTAAGAACTATATTCTATTTTTTAGAGAAGCCAGATGAGATGAGCTTCCCAAAGGTTATCTTCAGTAGTTTACTGTGGATATTCAACGTAGTGGCTCTAATGTGGGTAGAGTTTACAGGAGAAGATGATGACAGATAAGATCGTTGCATTAGACATCGAGACAGAATCACTAACTCCTGAAAAGATTTGGTGCATCTGTGCAGAGGATGTTCAGACAGGTGAGAAGGAACACTTCGTACACCTAACAACATTACAAGAAGAGAAGGAGAGATTCATTGAATACTGCAGTAGATACGATAGGTTTATATTTCACAATGGAATCTGTTTTGATGTTCCTATTATTAATCGTCTTGTAAAGAAAGACTTGATACCACTTGAGTCAGTCATTGATACACTGATTGTCAGTAGGCTAGTTGACTTCGACATTAAGCATGGTCATGGCCTCAAGGCTTGGGGTATCAGGCTAGGTAACTTCAAGATGGACTTCTCAGACTTCTCTATGTTGTCAGATGAGATGATCAAGTACTGTCATCAGGACGTTACAGTTACATTAAAGGTGTACGATAAGTTCAAGAAACAAATACACAATCCTGAATGGGAGTGGTCTATGAGGTGTGAACATGACATACAAATATTGTGTCAGACCATGACAGACAACGGCTTCTACTTCAACAAGACTAAGGCTGAAGAGTTACTTGATGAGATAGAACAACGCAAGGCACACCTTGAGGATGCTTTCCAAGATGACTTCCCACCTAAGCTAGAGGAAGTTAATCGTATCAAGTACAGAAAGAAAGCTGATGGTACTGTGTTCAGCAGCGTGACCAACGCTCAGGCTAAGTACGCAAAGACACAAGTGGACTGGTCAAAGAAAGACCCTGAGCTAGTGTGCTATGACTTCATTGACTTCAACCCTGCATCACCTAAGATGAGAATAGAAAGGTTATGGGAAGCAGGATGGAAACCCTTTGAGAAAACTAAAGGACATATTGATTATGAAAGACAATCATCTAGAAGTTTCAGGTAAGACTTGTTGTCCTACTTGTGGTCAAACTATACCTGAACCTGAACTAAGTGTAGAAATTTTAGAAGAAATTTTTGATTACAATCCTCTTACAGGTTTTGTTACATTCAAGTATAAACCAAGAAAGTACTTTAAAAATAATAGTCGTAGTCATTATACAGATTTCAAAAAAAATAGGGTTGGTAAAAGAGCAGGATACGAACACACTAAAAAAGGTGTTAGAGTAATAAATACATTTAAAAAGTCATATTATGAACACAGACTTATATGGGCTTTGTACTACAAAGAATGGCCTCCCAGAGAAATGTTTATTGATCATATTAATGGAGACTCTACTGATAATAGAATAGATAATTTAAGATTAGTTACTCATAAAGAAAACTCTTTAAACAAAAAATTATCAAGTAATAATAAATCAGGAGTAATTGGTGTAAGTAAAAATAGTCGTAATAAAAAGTGGAAAGCAGATATTACTTATAATAATCAAAAGTATTATTTAGGTGAATTTAATAACTTTGATGATGCAGTTAAAGTTCGTAAAGCTGCAGAAATAAAATATGGTTTTCACAAAAACCACGGAAGGAATGGTATTGTAAATGGATGAAAGAGGACAGAAGTTTGCTAAGTTCGGATGGACTTTATCTGAGGCAAACCTTAACACACTGCCTGAGACAGCCCCTGCAGGAGGCAAACGTCTAGCAGAGTGGTTGACACTAGAAGGTAGACGATCCTCACTAGTGGAATGGCTAGGGCATTGTGGTGACGATTTACGTATACACGGTAGCTTTACTCACGTTGGTGCATGGACAGGTAGGATGGCACACAGAAATCCTAACCAAGCTAACATCCCTGCACAGTTTCATGGTGATGCTACTACTGATGTCGAGAAGGTTAAGGACAGATACGATGGTCAGATGCGTGAGCTATGGTGTGTACCCAAAGGCTGTTACTTGGTAGGTACAGATGCTGAGGGTATCCAGTTACGTGTACTTGCACACCTGATGAAGTCAGAGGAATACGTACACGCTATTGTGTCAGGAAGAAAGGAAGACGAGACAGACATA